CAGCAGGATCAGCAGCGTGAACGCTGTGACCACGACGGCCGTGATGCCCATACCAAGCCCGTTCGAGAACGTATGCGTTGGCGAATCTCGCGTGAGATCCCACACTAATACCGTCCAAAAGACTCCCGTCAGAAGGCATAAGCAGCGCACGCACACGGTCTCGCCGTAGGATGCCGGCCGCTCCGGCGTCATGTCGTCGTCCGTCATTTCCGGCCCCGCTTTGGCATCAATTCGCGCAAGGTTCCGGCCGAGATCGATGGTATCGTCTGCTTCGCGATCAGCAGCTCCATCGGCGGAACCAGCACCGGCTTGCCCTTCGGCGGGTGCCAGATCATCGCCGTGCCGTAGATGACTAAGTTGTGCCATGCCTCCAGCCGTTCCTCCGGCGACATCTTCGCCAGCGCTGCCTGAAACAAGTCCGTTTTGTCGCCCCACGGCGTATCGACCCGCGCCTCCGCCCGGAGGATCTCTTTGGCCGTGCGCGCCCTCGCCTCCCGCTTGATCTCGGCCCAGGTCTTCGTGGGCCTTGTAACTTTTCTGCGCTTCATTTCAGGACTGCCTGTCTCGAGCCGTTAGATCCTCGCGGATCACCAGCCGGCGGCTTTCCTGCGCGAGGCGCAAAGCGGACCGCATGCCAAGCTCCAGCCGCTCGACATCATCCGGCGTCATCGCCACCCACTTCCCGGCCCGCAACTGCGACGGTGCCTCGCAATTCAGGCACATCGTCACGTCACCCTCCTCCGGCACCGCTTCCTCATTGAACGCCCCGGTGACCGCGCTGACCAAATAGCCGCACGACCGGCACAGCTCAGGCTCGATCCTGGTCTCGACCATCAGACCCAGCCCCAATTCCGGCCAGACCGGATACCGAACAGCAGCGACGGCGACACTCCAAGATCCCGAGCCAGCGCCGACACCTTCACCCGACCAGACAAAAGCCGCGGCTTCACTATCCGCACTTCGTCCTCCGTCAGCTTCGACCGCGGATGCGCCGAGCCCCGAACCCCTTCGTGCGACCGGCCCGCATTCTTGAACCCGCCGTTCCGACCCTTCGCGTCCCGGTCCGCCATATTCTCGGCCACCGTCCCACACCACAGATGCTCAGGCTCGATGCACCCCGGCCGATCGCACTCGTGCAAGACATCCAGTCCCGCCGGAATCGGTCCGATGAAAACCTCATGCGCCAGCCGGTGCGCATCCGCCACTCGTTCCCCGTCCCACAGCCGGCCATACCCACCTCGCGTCGCCCGACGCCACATCCGGCACCCCGTCGTACCATCAACCTCCGACCGCGCCAGAAGCCGCCTCCGGATGAATTCATCGCTGTGCCTCATTTCCCAAGCCCCCGCTCCAACAGCGCCCGAATCGCCGCCGTCCGAGACCGGTGCCCCTTGGCCGCGCGCCACGCCTCAATCCGGTCCAGCAACTCCAGCGGCACCGCCGGAATCAAGACGTCCCGAGAACCGCCCGCCTCACCCGAAGCAGCTCCTCCGCTATCAACAGGAACCCCTCGAATTCTTCCTCGGTCAGCAAGATCCCCGCGACCCCCGCCGGAAACTCCTCCGATGGACCCGCCTGTACCGCTCGGCCGTTCATGATCAGATGCTCGAGTTCCGCCCGCCCGATCGTCCTTGCCGCCCATTTGCTTCTTGAGGCGACGCTCCCTGAATTTGGCATTCTGCTTCTCTCGTTCGGTCATCGGCATGTCTATACCATCCTATATAACTTGATAGGCGTCTATAGCGTTTGCGCAAATTTCTCAGAATTTTGTGGAAGTGATGCGTGAGGAGGCAGGTTACCGATCGAGGCGAGGGGCCGGCCGCCCGGCGAAGTCGATCTAAGGCCGCGAACATTCACGACGCCATAACCGGCCGCACAATCGCACTGACAAGGAATGCCGCATAATGGCTATTCTGCACTAACGACAATGCCGCTAGATCAATGGCTTAGCTCTAGTCGGTAGCAGATCGGTCCTTATTCGGCTCGGTCGATACCGTATCTAGTAGGTCGACGGGCTTTGCATCATCGCCCGGCCGGGCCTGAGCCTGGGCCACAGCCTGCCCGATGGCCTGAACAAAGCTGCCAAGATCGAAGGATGGCCCGTTCTCCGCGCCAGCATTGGCCGCACGCCATTTGCCGCGCTGGCGGTTGCTCAGCCACAGCGCAGCGGCATTCACGTCCGGCGGCAATCCTTCAACAATCTCAATGGTTTGCAGCCTGCCAGCGACGTTGAACGCCTTTTCCTTTTTCACCTTCATTCCTACTGCACGCTTATACAGCGAGCGCGCCACACGCTCATCTGCCATTTCCCGGCCTTCACTCACGGCGCGCTTGAAGCGAGGGAATTCAACTAGCCAGCGCTCAATTGAGGATAGGGAAACGCCAAAGACGCGGGCTAGGTCGTCGTTTGTCGCTCCTAGGAGGCAAGCGTCTGTAGCTCTGGGGCAGAAGCGCGGGGAGTAGCGGGTTTCTGAGCCTACGCCCTGAAGGGAGCGCTCATCCTCTTCCTGTTGCAGGGCGCGGGATTTGCCGGGCATGGGGTGGAGCGTAGCACGGCGGGCGGGATTGGGGCTAGCTGAGCCGATCCTCAACTCTTGCGGGCGCGGAGCAGGAAGGCCAGCGCGGCGACATTGCCGACCAGGGCGCGGCTCACGATAGCATCGACCACGCGACCCTCAACGAGCCAGCGCCACACCGAGGCAGGAACGATCCGCTTCACAGGGCGCCCCATTTGGCTAGCCAGCGCTGGAGCGTGCGGCGATGCAGGGACAAAGCGCGCGCCGTGGCAGAGATATTGCCGGCTCGCGCTTCCAACTCCCGCAGCACTGTCAGGCGCCGCCTGTCACGAGGCGGATTATCGGCCGCAGCTAGAAGCACGCGCGCAATCGGCGGGTCATGGCGATAGGCTGTAGCGGCGCGCCGGAGTCTGGCCGGTAGCTTTTCCATCCGCTGATAATACGCGCTTTTAGGCTGCGACACCATGCCGCAGAGACGCGCATAAAAGAAAAGTGTTCCATGGCCGATACCGCTGCGATTCCCGCACCGGACAGGAGGACCGATGACAAGATCACAGACAGTAGCGGCCGAGGTTGCCGCATTACTCCGAGCGCGAAATCCGCTGCTCTGGATAGTGACGCGCGAGGAAGCGCGCGTCGAAGCCCTGCTATTCGAGGCAGCAGCTTCAGCGGGCTACATCGCCCGGACTTGGGACGTTGCCCAAGGCGCAGCCACCATCGACGGGAAGCCCGCCAACATTGGGGAGCAAGACCCGGGTGGAATGCTGGCCGCTATCCGCGCCAGGACACAGGGCACCGAGCGTGGCGTCTGGATTATGAGGGACATGCCCGTGTGGCTGCGCGACCTTTCAGGTGCCGCGACGTGCCGGGCACTCCGCAACCTCGCCCGGATGCTTCCAACCGTCCCCAAAGCGAGCGCTCAGGCCATCATCGTACTCTCCCCGAATGGTGACGTTCCGGCCGAGCTGGCGGGCCACGCCACGGTCATTGATTGGCCCATGCCGGACCGGGCCGAGATTGCGGCCGTTCTCGACGCGGCGATTGCCGGCCTGCCAGAGGAAATGCAGGCGACGGCGGCGCCCAATGGCACGAGGGACGCGGCGATAGACGCGGCCGTGGGCCTGTCAGGCGAAGAGGCAGCGGCATGCTACGCCCGGTCACTCGTGCAGACTCGCAAGATCGACCCGAGCGTTGTGGCCAAGGAGAAAAAGCGCGTGGTTGCCCGGGATGGCCTGCTGGAGTGGTTTGATCCACTCCCGGGCGGACTCGATGCAGTAGGAGGACTCGACAACCTCAAAGCATGGCTGCTGGGCCGCACGGCCGCCTGGAGCGCCGCAGCGCGAGCCTACGGCCTGCCATCCCCCAAAGGCTGCATGCTGGTAGGGCAGTCCGGTTGCGGAAAGAGCCTCACGGCCAAGGCGACCGCAACCGCCTTCGATTGCCCGCTGATTCGCGTCGACCTTGGCGGGTTCAAGTCAAAGTATGTTGGCGAAAGCGAAGCGAACCTCCGGAAGGCACTGGCGACCATTGAAGCGGTCGGAAGATGCGTTGTGTGGCTGGATGAGATCGAGAAGGCACTTGCAGGTGCCACCCAGGGCGGAGCCGACGGCGGAGTCTCATCCGATGCACTCGGAACGATTCTCTCATGGATGCAGGACCGGCAAGGCGAGGCTTTTGTTATCGCTACCGCTAACGATGTGAGCGCGCTCCCGCCGGAGATACTGAGGAAGGGCCGCTTCGATGAGCTATGGTTTGTCGACCTCCCGACGCTTAGCGAACGCGCGGCCATCGTAGCGGCCGCGCTTCGCGCCCATGGCCGCAAGGGAGTCAACATCGACGCCGCCCAGGTTGCGGCAGCTTGCGAGGACTTCACCGGCTCAGAGGTAGCGGCACTCATCCCCGACGCGCTGTATGTCGCTTTCGCCGACGGCGCGCGCGAGATCACCACAGCGGACCTAGTGGCAGCGGCGAAGACAATCACGCCACTGGCCAAGACCGCAGCCGAGAAGATCACCAAGCTTCGCGCGTGGGCCGTGGGCCGCGCCCGCAGCGCCACCACCCAGGACACAGCCAGGGCGACCACCGGCCGGCAACTGGACTTCTGAGTCTAGATGATTGGCGACGCCTTCGGGCGCCGCCTTTCACCTGCACTCAGGCAGGAAACAGAGAAGGGAACTAGCAATGTACGTTTCGACAATCCGCCCCGGCCTTTTGGTCCACCTGTCAACGACCGTTAGCGGCAACGTCCAATACCGGCGCGAGGACATCACACAGGCGCGCGAGACCGCAGAGGGAACCGTGGTGAGCGAGTGGAACACGGAAAAGACCATCCGCGACGCAGACGAGCAGGCCAGGGCCGAGAAGGTACGCAGCGATTGCCGCGCGTTCATCGCGGCCGCTTGCATCAACTCCGGGGCGTTCGGACTCCTGTGTCCGCTGAAAAACGAGCAGCCCTTGCGCGACGCCATCACCCAGGCCCGCGACATGGCACGCGCGTTCAACGCCGGCGCCCGGATTACCCGAGTCGATGTCCGCGTCATGACAGGGCGAATCGCGGCCAGCGACACGGAGGCAACGAAAGACCTCAACGCGGAAATTTCTAGCCTGCTAGACCGCATGGAGTCGGGCGTGCGCAACCTCGACGTCGAAGCGATCCGCGACGCCGCGAAGCGCGCCAAGACGCTTTCGGAAATGGTCAGCGACGGCGCCAGCGAGCAGCTACAGAAGGCCATCGACACCGCCCGCAGCGCCGCCCGGACAATCGTAAAGGCAGGCGAGACGGCCGCCCAGGAGATCGACTATCGCGCCATCAAGGCGATCACCGAGTCGCGGACCGCGTTCATCGACCTCGACGAAGCCCGCGAAATGCGGGCGCCCGCCGTCACCGGCCGCGCGCTGGATTTGGAGACCACACCCGCCCCGACGATCAAGGCCGACGCGGCACCCGTGCCGCAGCTGGATTTGATCTAGGCGAGATTGAGGATTGCCGACCGGGAAACCGGCCGGCCTTCCCCAGCATCGCCAGCTGGAGAAAGAGAGAACCGACAATGTACGATCCGTTTCTACAAGGCGCGCGAGACTGCCGAGCCGGCCGGCCGGACCAGTCCGCGCGCTTCCCCCGATCCGAGCGACGGACATACCGTGCAGGCTACCGTGCGGCCATGCGCCGCGTGTTCCAACGCCTCGACGCGGCCTATGCCATGCCGCACCACTTCACCCAGGAGCGCTAGACTATGCCCTGCGACACGAAGTTGAAAGCTGGCCAAACGATCACCCAGCGCAAGGAAGAGATCACCCAAGCCGTGGCCCGCGTGCAGGCTGCACTGGTAGCCGGCCGCGTCACTCTCCGAGTCGGCCCCACGGGTGGCGCCGCGTTCATCGGTGTCACGGCCGAGGAACGCAACGACGTCACGGACGCCTGCATGTACCGCCGGATCATGGCGACCGGCTCAGCGCTCGCTAAGGCCAAGATCGCAGCGGCCGAAGCACTCCAGGGCCGCAGCGTCAGCAAGCAGGCCATAGGCCAGGGCCATCACAGTCACGATTCGGGCCGTAGCTGGCATACCCACAAAGGCTAGCCCAGCGGCTAGGCGTGGCCGGTCCGGTCCGCCTGTCCGATGCGCTCAGCATCGCAACCAGAGGAGACCGCACCATGACGACGCTCACTAACCACCTCGAAACGCTCCGAGAGCACGCGAACAACTTTGTCACGCATTGGATGGATGATGATGACCCGGAGGACCACGCGCGAGCGCTTGACGCCGAGCGGGCCGTTAACACCGCCCACACCGCCTTAGATGACGCGCTAAAAGTGTCCGGCTTGATGCTGGCCGCGCTGGAGGATTTGCCGAACCTTCTCGACGTTCTATCGGGCGACATCGAAGTTATGTTTCCCGCCCGCAGCAAGAACGCCAAGGCGGCCGCCCAAAAGCTGCGCCACGCCATCACCCAGGCCGTCTACATCGTGCGCCTCGGTAAGAGACACGAGATCGTAACGAAGGTCCGCCCTATGGACTGGGCCATAGTCGTCCAACCTCAACGGTCTGAGGATTAAGCCATGCGTCTGGGTTGCGTCCAAACCAATATCGTGATGTTCCTGTACCGATGCCGCGAACATGGCGCGTTTATCGGATCGACCACCGCCTGTCCTGAGCTTGCCGGGTATGACCTCTCGCAGGTCGAGCGGGCGCTGGCGGCGCTTATCGAGCGCGGTCTGGTCCGCAAGGAAGGCATTGCCTGCCACCTCACGGCCGTGGCCCGCAACTGGGCTTGGTGGAAGACTAACCACGCCAGCGACCGCAAGGTGGGATGAGCCATGGCCCGTCTCACAAAACTTGAGAAGGAAATGCTGCGGCGCTCGGGCGAGTTCGTCTTGGCTGGCGAGTGGCCTTGGGAAGATCGCGGCAACGATGAAGAAACACGGAAAGAGAAACGCGAGAAAGTCGCGCTGATCTCTGCCATTGCCAAAATGGAGGGCTAGGCCATGGTTGCTGACATCTTCCAACACGCCGACTTGCCGTTCCCCAAGTCGCTGCCGGGCTTCCAGAAGCTCTTTCCCGACGATGCGGCCTGCGCCACCTATCTGGAGAGAATCCGTTGGGAGGGTGGTTTTAGCTGCCCCCACTGCAAATGGTCGGGCGAGCCCTTCCGGTTCGCCGCACGCCCCGGTGTGCTGCGCTGCCGCAAGTGCCGCAGCGATATAGCGTTGACGGCTGGGACCGTGATGGAACGCACTCGCACACCGCTGTCGACGTGGTTCTGGGCGGCCTACCTCGTGGCCAGCCACACGGCCGGCATGAGCGCCACCCAGTTCCAGCGGCAGCTTGGCCTCAACCGCTACGAGACGGCCTTCCAAATCCTGCACAAGCTGCGTGCCGGCATGGTCCGCCCGGATCGTGACCGCATCGGCCGCCCCGGTGAACATGTCGAGGTCGACGAGACGTGGGTAGGCGGCGCGACCAGAGGCAAAGGCCGGGGCACCCATGACCAAACACTCGTGATCGCAGCCGTCGAGGTCCGCCAGCGCGAGCCCAAACCCGGCGCGAAGGGCACGCCCCGCCGTGGCGGACGCTATGCCGGCCGGCTGCGCATGGAAGTCGCCCCCAACCGGGGCAAGTTCGCTCTCACTAGCTTCGTCCAGAGCGCCGTCATGCCGGGAACGATGGTCATCACCGACGCGGCCCCGAGCTACGCGCGGCTGACGGGCATCGGCTACGATCACCTGCCCGTGGTCGAGGGGAATGACCCCGCTGTGGCAGAGGAATACCTGCCCATCGTCCACCTCGTTTTCAGCAATCTCAAGGCTTGGCTGAAAGGGTGCCACCACGGCGTCAGCCCGCAGCACCTGCAAGCCTACCTCAACGAATTCACCTTCCGCTTTAACCGCCGGTTCTACCCGTTCAACGCCTTCCGCTCGCTCTTGGGCATCGGTGGCGAGACGGCCGGCCCGACCTATGCCGAGCTTTACGCGGGCGACTGGCAACACCCTACGGTTAGCGGTCATGGGTGATAACCGGATAAGCATGGAGGAAACATATGACGTGGCTTTGAATGCACTGAGCGCTATTGGCGCTCTGCGTGTCCGGGGCAACGTCATCGCCGGCCGGGCGACCTCCAAGCCCGCGCCGAAAATGATGCGCGACTGGCCAGCTATCTTGTCGCCAACGCGCCACGCTAGGGGAACCACCATGACTCTCGCCATCAGCCCAGACGACTTCCGCTCCACCATCGGCGCCCTGGTGGTGATCGCCGACGACGGCGCCACCAACTTGCAGAAGCACCCGACGCCGGAGGCCGCCGCACAGATGGGCGCGCTGTACGACCTGATCGCGCGCCTGATGGAGCACATCCAGCACCGCGAGGCGCCGATCTACCGGCACAACGCCACCGAATGCGCCCGCATGGTCGCGGACCTGGAGCTGGCGAAGATTTCAGGCGCCAAAGAAAAATACGAAATCAACCTTGGGGAAATCCGCTAATGACCCACGACCTGAACACGATCTGCGGAGTCGACGCCCTCCGCCTGATAG